CTGTGCAATAAAAGTTAACGGTAAAATACTTCGCGAGTCCTCAGATCGCGTTGAACTGCCATTCGGCTCAGAATATACAGTTCTTTTGAAGAATTTAGATTCTGTTCGTATGCAGGCCCGTATCTCAATCGACGGAAAAGACGCCGCAGGCTGGCTCGTTATCGAACCAGGGCGGGATGTAGAGGTCGAGAGATTTGTTGAGGACCTGAACCGTGGTAACCGTTTCAAGTTTATCGAACGTACAGCGCGTATCGAAGAACACCGAGGCATCACCGCAGAAGATGGCCTCGTTCGTATTGAGTTCAAGCGCGAAAAAGTATATGAAGCGCCCAAGGTTGTTGAGCACCATACTTACCATTATCATTATCCTGGTGGTTGCTATCCTAGGTATCCCATATATTATAGTACGTACGGTAATCCGAGCGCTTCGGGATCGTTGGGGTCATTGACCCGATCTTCGGGAACAGCATCTTTAAATAATAGTAATTTTATGTTGTCGGCTCAGAATGTATCTCTATGCGCAGCTAACTTGCAGTCAGCAGAGCAGGAGAATGATGCGGGGATTACAGTTCCGGGGTCCATTAGCAATCAGCAGTTTTGTCGAGTTTCGGGTTTCGAAACAGATTCATCAGAGGTTTTGGTCTTACACCTGGTCGGCAAGAAGGCGGGGTCAGATATTAGGGTCGCGAAGACCGTTCAAACTAAGGTCAAGTGCGATACATGCGGCAAGAAAAATAAATCATCAGCGAAATTTTGCATAGAGTGTGGAACGTCGCTAGAAAAAGTTTAGCTTTCGGGTAGCTCCCGAGAGTTAGGTGTTGGGCATGCCTAGTACATGCCCTTCACCGTCTTACTAGGAGAAATAAAATGGCAAACGGAAAGTGCAGTACGTGTTTAGTTGTTCTTACAATAGAAAACTCTACTCCCTCTACTCTACGAGCCGGATACGGATATTGTAATGCGTGTAGTCGTAATCGCAATATTTGCAACGGCGTTTATGATAGGTCTAAAGAACGCACTGCTGTTCTAAGAGAACGAGTTTTTAATAAATTAGGGGCTAGGTGCTCCCACTGCGGATTCGGAGACAGAAGAGCCCTTCAAATAGACCACATAAACGGTGGTGGTAGTAAAAATCGTAAGAATTTTTCTCAGACTACTTTTTTGAAATACGTATTAGACAACTTAGGTTTATTTCAGATTCTCTGTGCTAATTGCAATTGGATTAAGAGACGAGAAAATAAAGAAGATTTAATTGTTAGAAAGAGATTTCCGCTTTTGCGGAAACATACGAATGAAAATTGAAAGTGTCATTCGATGATAGGGATAGTACGACTATTCCTAATAAAGCGCAGCGTTTGCGTGTTAGAACAAAATCGAAGCGTAGCGTTTGCGTTCATAGAGGCAAGTCATGGCAACAGTACTTCAGTATCAAATCAGTGAAGCATTCCCCAGCACAGTCGGGGGAACTTCCGGAGTTCTTCAGTATTTCTTTAGTAATCCGCCACAGTCATTGTGGAACGCCGGACAGCCGGGGGTTAATACTCCGCAGCAGTCATCACAGCTAGGTCAGGTGCCATCAGCAACCAGTTCGATTGGTATGTTGGCATTTGATGCAAGTGCGTTTAAGTTGCAGGGTGCAAGATTCCGTTTGTACGCATCCGGTTATGCGTCAACCACAACTGGAACTCCAACAATAACTCCAGTAGTTCAGATTGTTACACCTAACGCTTCAACAGGTTCGATCTATGTAAGCCCAGTTTATACCGCCCTTCTATGTAACGTTGCTTCTAACGCTACAGTGGCTGGTGATGGCGTTGCATTTACCATCATGGGTGATATGTATTTTGATCCTAACTCTGGAACGCTATCCGGTTATCAGACATATGCTATCGTACAGAAGACAGGCGGTGGCGCAGCAGTGACTCAGGTTCCTGCGTACTTTACCGCAGTTCAGGGATTGTTAACAGGTACTCCGGCAGCAACATCGTTTGGAAATGCTTTGTCAAACCCCGGATTTGGATTCGTAGCTGGAGTTACATTCAGCGCAGGATCAACCGGAAACAGTGCGAGCTTAACGGAATTTAAGATTGTGCAAGATTGAAGATAATTTAAATTAACCCTTCGGGTTGCTCCGAAGGCTAGGACGGGGAGGAGCCTCATACTCCTCCCTTTCCGTTCTTATGAGGAGAATAAAATAAATGAAAGATGGATTTTGTGGCGCATGCGATAAAGTTTTAACAAAAGAAAATTGTGCCGCTAGGGTGTTTAAAAAGAATCGTGGTCGCTGTAGAGAGTGCCTTGCCGCGTATCAGTCAAAATGGGATAAAAATAATCCTGATAAGAAAAAGGCATATAAAGATATAAGACGTAAAGAAAGGCCTGAAGAAATTCGTGCGTATGATAACGAATACTATCGTAGTGCTCTTAGAAATAACCCAGAGTATAAAAAGAGGATGCAGCACCTTCATCGAAAGCTCAAATTTGGAATGGCTAAAGATGTTTTTGAATTATTGTTAAAATCGCAAAATAATAAGTGTGCCATTTGCCATAAAGAATTTGAGAAAACGCCGTGCGTAGATCACTGCCATACTACGAATCGAAACCGTGGTCTTCTTTGTGGAAATTGTAATAAGGGTTTAGGACATTTCTTTGAGAAACCTGAAGTTATGATGTCTGCTATAGCATACATCGAAAAGTATAAACTTATTCTAGGATAGTGATGGATGCGCAAGCATGTTGTGATCCTCCTTCCAGAACAGTGTGTAAACCAAGCCTGCCAGGACGTAATAGCCGTTGGCAATTTTTATGATATATCTCCCCTTGGGTAGTATTCTGCCTAGCGATAACCCGCATAGTTCGGCAAGGCGACAAGGCTAAGAAGGATTACTATGCAAGACAGCGATATAACAACGATTCTTACGGCACTTAGTGACTCTCGCAATGAGCTTACAAAAGCTATTGGAGAGCTACATTCGGAGTTTTCCGAATTCAAAGGTAACGTGGGCGCTCGTGTAGAAGCAGTAGAAGAAGATCAAAAGAAAGCCGAGAAGCGCCAGTGGATACACTCTGTGTTAGTTTCTGCAGGCACTATCCTACACCACGATCTTGGCGCGTGGCTTCATTGGAAATTGTAAGAGGCCGTTATGCCAGCAGTAAGTAAGAAACAACAGATCGCAATGGCTATTGCTGAACATCACCCAGAGAAGCTACATGCTGAAAACAAGGCACTGTTAGATATGTCCCATAAGCAGTTGCATGATTTCGCTTCTACTCCACGCAAGAATCTTCCTACATACGCGCACGCTAGAAAGGTTAGAAAAGAGTCTTGACTATGAACGAATATTCTAACGCTTCTTATAAGCTAGTTAAGCAGAGCAAGCCAAAGTCTTCTCCGTTTGTTATTTTGAATAATCGTCCTGTTCAAGATCGTAAAATTGTAAACCCAACAAAGGGTGAGGATGGATTATTTAAAGATACCGGAGAATACGATGAGGTTCAGGAGTCGCACCTAAGAGATACATTTGCAAAGATGTTTCAGTATGCGGACCCCTGGTCTGGTGACTCTAGAAGCTTTGATTATGAAGGCAATTATCTTTGTCAAACTTGTAATAAGTACGAACCAGGTGGGGCTTGTTTAGCTGTTGAAGGAAAGATAAGCGGAGATCACGGTAGCTGTCGTCACTGGGAAGACTTAGATGCCGGTGATCCGGAGTTGGAGTTTGCTGACAAGATAAGTAAAGATTTGGCTGATTACGGTGAGACCCCAAGAGAGGGATTTAGTTGTAAGCGCTGTGAATATATGGCCGACGCAAAGTCCCCGGATAGTCACGGTAGAGACGGTTTTTGTAAGCAAGGTGCATTTAGAGTCTATAGAGATGGATGTTGTGCTCTAAATGATACAAAGGGTATGAAGTCATTCACTAAGTAAAAGATGTTTTAATTTTAGGAGCTTCAAATGGCAGCTAAGAAACATAAGTATACTCACACTCATATCGAGCACCATTCTGACGGAAGTCATACTACGCACCACGTCCACGAAGATGGTCCGAAACATGATAAGAAGTATGCATCTGCGGATCATGATTCCATGCTTGACGGACTTTTAGATCACACGGGAAGCCCCAACCCGGGTGAGGCAGAGGCCCAAGCCGGACCGATGTCAGCAGCAGGTCCTGCAGGGGCGGTTGCTCCTCCAGCGGCGGTGTAAAAGTTTTGTAGCTACAAGGTTGGGCGGTGCTCTTATCACCGCCCTTACTCTATAAGAGGGAGTAAAATATGCCAAGAAAGGGTCAGATTAATCCTGCGATTCGAGATAAATCCGGGAATATAGTTCCGTGGAGAAAGAGAAACGAACAAAATAGACTTAGGAATAACGCGGCAGCCAGAGCACTACGTAAGCGTGATCCCGAGAAAGGTAAGTCAGCTACATCTAGATATGCCTTAAAGTCTAAGTATGGAATTACTCCGGAACTTAAACAGGTGCTTGTAGAAAATCAAGACGGGCTATGTTTGATATGTAATCATACTATCAACTCTACGACTTGTGCAACGGATCATTGTCATAAATATAATTTTGTCAGAGGTATGCTTTGCAGAACTTGTAATTCTGCATTGGGGTTATTTAAAGATAGTCCTGAGATTCTTAGAAGAGCGGCTGATTATTTAGAAAAATCTAAAGAGATTTTGGAGGAACCAACCGTTGAAGATTTTGAAATAGCGACAACGTTGGTTGATAGAGCTAATGAAAGAAGGACATAAGGCCTCACTTTATAGGGCCATGCATCAACTCAGAAAAGGAAATTTACATCGTGCCTTGGGTGTGCCCGAAGGCGAATCTATTCCAGAAGAAAAGCTGGCCGTTCATGAAAATGATTCGGAGCACATGAAGCACATGAAGAACTTCGCTCGCACATTAAAAGGTTTTCATAAGAAGTAATTTAGAGTATTCCTCGACTTGCTATCGAGGCGTAGATTGTGGGCGTGCCTAAACCACGCCCCAATCGCATTCTGTTTAGGAGAATGTATGAAAAGAAAGAGTCAAGTTTTTAAGACAATTAGATTTTGTCTTCACTGTAAATTAGAATTTAAAATTTCTCATCCTCGACAACTTTATTGTCACACTCATAAGAATCAGAAACGTATTCGTTTTCGTAGAAACTTGAAAACTAGAGTTTATGATTTGTTAGGTAACAGATGCTCGAACCGACAGTGTGCTTGGATTAATTCAGACGGTAGTCGAGGATGTTCCGATAGGAGATGTTTACAAGTAGATCACATAATGGGCGGCGGGATTCAGGAAAGAAAGAAAAAGTTTTTAACTACATTTTCTATGTATTTTGATGTTATCAAAAACCCACATAGGTATCAGCTTCTTTGTGCTAATTGTAATTGGATAAAACGTTTCATAAATTCTGAAGTCCCCAATCGCATCGATGAGGTGGCGGTATGAATTTTCCAGCAGTAGATAAGATTTTATCCGCCGCAAAAGATTGGCATTTACCAGTAGCGATGATTATATTTTTTACCGGATCAGTAATGCAAGTTTTTCATCATCTCGATCCGACATATGTTGCGTTCACCGCGACCATATTGGGCGCTATTACTGGACACGCATTTTCACCGGCGCAGAGAGATCACGACCAACAATAGGGGCTCCTGATGTTTGATGAACAGACTCTTCTTCGCGTTATTGCGAAGTTAATGATGCAAATAGAGGAAGAGAAGCGTCGTCGTGTTGAACTTATTCAAGTCTATGCAAGTTTGAAGACGTTTTCAATTAAAGAACCAACGGATGAAGAAATCCAACGGAGAATACGAGAGCTATCGTAGGTGATACATGGCAGAAAATAACGACCAGGTAGTCGCCTACGTTGGCAGACACGGTACGACGGAGCTTAATAAAGAAGACAGATACCGTGGTCAGGAAAATGTTCCTTTAGATCAGCAGGGTCGTCAAGACGCAAAAGAACAGGCAGAGTTTATGGCCGATAAGCGAATCGGACAAGCCTGGACCAGCCCTTTAAGTAGGTCTAGAGATACCGCAAAAGCAGTATTAGAAGGCCGTGGAATTAAGGCTACCCCTCTTCAGTCTCTTTTACCTTTAGACGCCGGAAAGTATACCGGAGAAAAGAAGAGCGATCATAAAGAGCAGATGAAGTATTATCACGAGCATACTGATGTTCCGATCCCCGGCGGGGAGTCGATTGATAATATAAATTCTCGATCTCGAAGACCGCTTCTTAGAGCATTTAGAGTCGGATATAGAACAGGTAAGCCAAGTTATTTAGCCGTACATTCTAGCATAATCCATTCTTTAGGTAATTTGTTGCACGGAAACCACAAGGCTGCTTTAGTAGAGCCGGGTGGGGTGGTAGAGGTCTCATTCGACGGTAAAAGGTTTAATGTTAAGCCTGTATTTAAGCCGAAGAAGAGACAGCCTATGCTTCATAATCAATAGTCGGAGATCAATTCATGCCATTAACGGGGCAACCTAAAAGAGACTGGGAGTTTGTTAGTCATCGTGCGAAGAAACAAACTGCATTCTGGTCGAAACTGGTTAAGGGCGAGGTCGAAGGCTTAGATTTATCCAAGGTAGACCCAGAAATTCTTGAGTGCTGTCTAGAAGGTAAGTACTTTCGCGGAGAAGGACACACTAGTCCGGCTGACGGCGCTGGTCGTCAGAGAACTCCGATGGAAGAGATGTGGCTTCTTTATATCGGTGTAGAACATTTAACCGAGGAAGAAGAACAACGTGGAAAGAAAAAGAAAAAAGAATCGGCTGTAGAGCCAATTAAAGCTAGAAGAATAGCCGGATACCCTATTCTTGATAAAAAAGGAATAGCTACCGGTGAATACTCTTATGGTGTCCATTTTCACGATGATGGATATTTAGACTTTCAAAATTGGCTGTACGCCAGAGATCAAGCTCGCAAAGACCTGCTGTGGCTAGCCCGAGAAGTGCTGGGCGAGACCTTAGTAGTGGAGCGAGTTCATCAGGTTGTTTGCAATCAGTTTGTCTCTAAGAACTTTGATGGTGTGTATCGTTCCGGTTATGGAATTATGGAACTAACCACGGCCATCAAGAGACAGAATCGTGTTCCCACTGTATGGAATCCAGAAACTAAAAATTATGTTTTTAGACCTGAAGAGGTAGACTCTCCAAGTAATTATGAAAAGATATCTCTGACAGAAGACGCTAGAGATTTTTTCAAGTCAACCATAGGCAGAGCAGACGCAGTTCAGTGGATGCTTTCGGTTCCAGATATCAGTATGATTATTCTTTGCGCGGATAATAATCTCGCAGAGATTTTCGTTAATCAGATTAAGAAGAAGTTTTTCCTTGCTGCCGGAGCGGAACCGAGCGCCCTTCACTTACTTTTTCCAGAGTATATTTTACGAGGTGTAAAGGGAACATCTAATGAGCCTGTGAAGTGTCCGGCTCGTAGACTGGATCGCACATATCCTACTCTTTGGGCAGACTCTATTGATTCCACATTGTCTGGTTTGCATTGCGACATATTGAAGTTTGATGACGTGGTATCAAACACCAACTGTCAAACTACAGTTACCAGAGAAAAATTAAAGAACCACATAGACACCACCATGTCTGTATGTGACACATGGGGTTGGGTGGATATGATTGGTACTCGATACTTCCCGGATGATTATTACGGGTATATTGAGGATGCAGCCATCGAGAAGCCTGAAGTTCATGGTATCAAGCTGTTCAAGCGAGCGGCCTGGTACGTTAAGCCAGCTTTTTCGCATATAGGAAATAAAAAAGTTAAAGAGCTTGAAGAGCACATGGTCACATTGACCTTTCCAGAGCACGCAGACTGGAAGTTTCTTCAGGGAAAACTAAAGAACGAGTCTACATTCCGATGTCAGTATCTTAATGAGCCTGTCTGGGGCGCTGATGCTATTGATATGCCTTTAGAGTTATTGAAGGCCCATCAAATGCTTCCCACAGAAGCCCAGGCCCTTAAAGGTGAGATATACATTGTAGGCGATATGGCTAAAGAAGCAAAGAAGAATTCAGATTTTTCTACCTTTGCAGCCATGAAAATTTATAAAAAGAAAGACCCGCAAACTGGTCTACAAGATGGCATTGTTTCGGTTGTTGTTTTAGAAGTGGTGTTCGGCAGGTGGACTCAAACACAAACAGCCCAAGAATTGGCTCAACTTAATCAGCGCTGGTTACCAAAACGAATACACGTTGAGGATACCGGAGGTCTGGAGTCATTCTGGATGTATGCCATTCCGGAGCACTTTAAGAAAACCGGGTTACCGTGGTACCACATATTTAGAGCGCCAGTTGAACAGGGATACGACGCAAAACGTAATCGAGTTAAAGGCCTTGAGGTCTTACTTAAGTCTGATCGATTATATTTTGCTATGGGACCGTGGAACGACGAAACTTTTACTCAGTTAAGTCAATACACTGGGGCTAAAAGTACACGTTCTAGAAAAGACGACATCCCAGATGCGCTATCTTTTATTAGCCGATATCTTCCTAGCAGTACTCCAAAATCTCCTGAGCAGCAACAGCAAGAGGTGGAGCAGCTAGAAAGAGAGATGGGCGCAAAGATTTTAAGAGCGCAGCACGACGCAATGTTTGGTAGATATAACATAAATCCTCCGGCATTGGAACCAATATATACCCCCTCCGAAGACGTTGGAAACAGTTCAATAGCCCAACGAATTTTTGGGGGAAATGGGCTACGAGCATAAAATATGACAGAACCGTTGAATCCGCATGCGGCTGAAACCTTGGAGAGCAAGGCAGTTGATGCGGTAGGCAACATTACGTCAAAGGACATGCACAAGGACCAGGATACTGGTACTTACATGTTTGATGACGGCGCAGCGCTAAAACTAGTTATAGATGATGCTGCACTGGCTGACAATTACATTAATGTTAATCAGTGGGCGTCCGGATGGATTGATTCTGGAATTATCTTTCAGAGCCCGAGACAGTCTAGCGCCTTTGATGGCGGAAATGTAGCTCAAGCGAACGTTCCGAAGTTTACTGTATCAAATCACATAAGTTCTATAGTTCCTAAAATCATAGAGGGTTTGTTTTATGAAGACCCTCCGTTCTTGCTACGCCCCCGACCGGGAACAAAGCAGGAAGTGACCCGCGCTAAGACCGCTCTATTCTCCGCCCAACTGTGGGACATGAAGTTTAAGACCCAGGTTGAGCGTGGGGTAGATCAGATGGCTCTCTATGGCACCACTATATTCAAGTGGGGTTATCTAGAGAAGACAGAAAATGTAAAGAGATATCGTAGGAAGCAGGCTCCTGCGTCTCTCGATACAACGGTGCCGACATCTCCTATAGATACTCCGGAATCTGATGACTTCGAAGTGTTCGTTGAGTCCATGCAGATTTCTCGTCCCTGGATTAAGTTTTGTGACATACGAACAGTTTTGGTGGACCCAGGTACTCGTGTCGGAGATATTCGAGAAGCGAAGTGGGTCATCTATCGAGACTATGTTACATTTGATGATTTGAACTCGCTGCGAGATACTCCGGGATACGATATTCCGAGTGAGGAAGACCTTAAGTCATTTTTCTTATCCGGTCCTACGGCTAAGCCGGATAATCTGACATTGACTATTCCAGAAGGCATGCGTGGATACCTACAGCACGCACTACCGAGAACCTTTAAGAGTAGTTCTGACCCTCAAGATGCTCCTATGGAAATTCTTGAGCGCTGGGACAAACAAAAGGTCATTGTAGTTTTGTCTTTTAGCGGCCAGAACATATTGCTTCGAAACGAGCCAAATCCTTACGGAGCGCTTCCGTTTTTCAGTGCAAACTGGAGAAATATACCGGACGCTTTCTATGGTCAGGGACTCGGCTTACTAATAGGAAGCGAACAGATAGTCGAACAGGGAATTACAAACCTGGCTCTTGACCTGCTTGCATACGGACTACAACCAACCGCCGTACGTAAGAAAGGTTTTAATGTTCCTACTCAGATGACCCGCTGGAAGCAGGGCGGAATCATAGACGTGGACGATGATGTTGACAAGGCATTTAAGTTTATGACAATGCCTCCTGTTCCTTCGGAAGCGTGGCAGTTCTTGAATGTTACTCGCGCAGCCGCGCAGGAAACATCAGGGGCCAATGAACAGGTAATGATGGGCGCTGGCGCAGCCGGTGTTAAGACCACCGGAATGCGATCAGGGACAGGAGCGGCAGCCGTTGTTCAGGCTAACGCATCACGTCTAGACGGCCCGAGTAGCCGTTTGGTAGAGCAGGTATTCGTACCGTGGCTCTATCAGATGGACCAACTTAATAATGAGTTGCTTCCTACTTCAGTTCTTCGTCGTGTATTAGGCGAAGAAATGGGAACAACCTATATGGGAGATCACATAGAATTTCGTGAAGCTAAGTTTGAATACGAAGTTCTTGCTGGGGCTCATCTTGGAGCCAAGAAAGAGATGGCTCAGGCTTTGCCAGTAATCATTCAACTTTTGAACAGTCCCGTATTTGTAAAGAATATTAATGATTCGGGTTATCAATTTGATGGTGTTGCAATTTTTAAGGCGTTTACTGATGCAGCCGGATGGAAGTTTTCTCAGGATTTTATGACTCCAATGACTTCGGAACAGAAGCAACGTTACGACGAAAATCAACCGGCGGCTATGCAGCAAAAGCAATTACAAGCACAGCAAGCAGCGCAACAACAGAAATTCCAACAAGATCAGCAGTTGGAAGATCAAAGACAACTCGGAAAAGCAGGAGCCGAAGTACTTCGTTCGGCAACCGAACACTCGCTTAATATGGAAGCGACTGGCCAACCGTCAGATAACCCCGAATCGTTCGGTTCGACTACAGCACTATAATCTCCCTCAGCTTGATCCGCTGAGGTTTACTGATACAGGGGCGTGCCAGTACACGCCCCAGATCAATCTTACTGGAGATAGCTATGACGGAAAAAGAAAAGAAGCATCAGTATTATTTAATTCATGCAGAGAAGATTAAGAAAAGATCGGCGCAATGGGCTAAAGATAACCCTGAACGCTCTAAACAACTTAATCTAAAAAAGAGCAGAAGATACGAAGAAAAGCACAGAGAAAAAAGACGAAATAGACCTGGCCGCTCTAGGGCATGGCTTAAGGCTCATCCTGAAAGAGCGATGGAGATTATGCGAAAGCATAATTATGGAATCACTCCAGAGCAGTATAGGACTAAAAAGCGGGAGCAGAAAAACTGTTGTGCTATATGCGGCAAGAAAGAAACGCATCGAGATCACAGGTCAAACAAAATTAGAGCGTTATCTGTAGATCATGATCACAGCACAAATACTATTCGTGATCTCTTATGCGGGAATTGTAACCGTGGATTAGGGATGTTTCTTGATAGTTCAGAGCTATTATTATTAAAAGCATCACAATATTTGGAA